CCGGGCAGCATATTCTCGTTCCGGGACGCATGAGAGGCGGTGATCGCACGTGGCTGGACGTCCGTGGACCGACGCCGAAGAGCAGCAGATGCGGGAGTGCATCGCCAAGGGGATGTCGGTCGCGCAGACAGGCAAGGAGATCGGCCGGGTCCCCGCGTCGGTGCAGACCAAGGCGATGGCGCTCGGGCTCCACTTCGCTCGTAGCGTGCCTCTGGAGGCCGCTGAGACGCGCCGGGCGGACGCCAGAGACCGGCGCCACGCGTTCCGGGAGGCACTCCAGGGGGACCTTGAGAAGCTGCGCAGCCAGCTCTTCTCGGAGGCGCTGGTGTACAACTTCGGAGGCAAGGACAACACCTACGAGGAGGCCAAGCTCGACCAGCCTCCCATCGCGGACCAGCTCCGTCTGGTGCAGGCGATCTCTGCCGGCATCTCGACGATCGAGCGGCTCGAGCACATGGACGCGGACCAGGGCGTGACCGACGTGGTCGGCATGCTGGATCGGATCGCAGCGGCCATCGAGAGGGCAGCAAGAGAGGCAGCCGAGCTACTGTGAACACCCCCATGCTCATCGGCTCGGTTGTCATCTCCGCAGTGCTCCAGAGCCTGAGCCCCAAGCAGATCCTCTCCATCGCACAGGCGAGCGCGCGCGTCAACCTGTGGACGGGCTCCATCCGCTCGGGCAAGACCATCGCCAGCCTGCTGCGGTGGGTGATCTTCGTGGCCCACGCTCCTCGAGGAGGCGAGCTGGTCGCCATCGGACGGACGAGGGACTCGATCGCCCGCAACCTGTTCGGCCCGTTGCAGGACCCATCGCTCTTCGGGCTCATCAGCCGGCACATCAGCTACACGCCCGGCGCGCCCACAGCTCGGGTTCTCGGGCGCACCGTGCACGTGCTCGGCGCATCTGACGCACGCTCCGAGATGGTGCTCCGAGGACTGACTGTGGTCGGAGCCTACGTCGACGAGGCGACCCTGATCAGCGAGGCGTTCTGGACGCAGCTCATCGGTCGCATGTCGGTGCCCGGGGCCATGCTCTTCGCCACGACCAACCCTGACGGCCCGGCGCACTGGCTGAAGAAGAGCGTCATCGACCGTGCTGACGAGCTGGGCTACAAGGTCTTCCGTTTCAAGCTGACCGACAACACCCACCTCGACCCGGCCTACGTGGCTCAGATCTGCCGTGAGTACGTCGGGCTGTGGTATCGGCGTTTCATCCTCGGGGACTGGGTCCAGGCCGCTGGAGCGATCTACGAGACGTGGGACCCGGCGCGGCACGTGATCAAGCTGACCGATGTCCCAGTGATCGACCGCGTGCTGTCGCTCGGGGTGGACTACGGAGACACACACGAGACGCGGGGTCAGCTGGTCGGGCTTGGTGCGGACCCCAGAGGAGGGTATCGGCTCTATGTGCTGGCGGAGTGGGCTCCCGGCAAGGCGACCCAGGGCGAGCAGAGCATGGCGCTCCAGCGATGGCTGCGACGGCTGCCTGAGGAGAGCTGGCGCACGCCGGAGTGGATCTGCGTCGACAGCGCAGCAGCCAGCTTCCGCAACCAGCTCGCCCACGACGGACTGCACGGCGTGCGCAACGCCCACAAGTCGGTGCTCCCAGGCATTCGCACGGTGGCCGGGCTGCTGGCCACTGACAAGCTGGTGGTCGTGGACACGTGCAAGTCGCTGATCGAGCGGCTGCCGGGCTACGTCTGGGACGACAAGGCGACGGCACGTGGCGTCGACGCTCCGGTCAAGGAAGCAGACGACGAGGTCGACGCGCTAAGGTATGCCGTGTACACCACCCGGCTGGACTGGGTTGATCTGATCCCACTAGCACCCGCCGCGCAGGACGCCCCGGGCGACGACACCGAGTAGGAGCCCAGCAATGACCACCACGATCACCAAGACCTACGCCGCGATCAGCCCTCTGGCCGACGTCACCCGGCACCTGAACGAGATCGTAATCTTCGACGCCTGCACCGTGGTCGACGGAGCGCTCGCCTACGGTGAGCAGCACGAAGCCACCGTCACGGACGACGAGATCGAGATCGAACTCGCGGTGGGCCTGTACCGCGTGGACCACAGCCGTCTCCAGGTGCACGCCGTCCCGGCTGGATGGGACCGGCTCCGGTGGGTCCTCGTCGGAGCTGCCGACGCCGTCCTCACCGACCTCGTCAACGTCAAGGACCCGGCGCTGCTCGTCGGGGCACAGACGATCCTGCTCCCGGTGGTCGCCCCGGCCATCACCGGCGACCACGAGGACGAAGGGGTCCTGACGTGCAGCGACGGGACCTACATCCAGACCCCGGCGAAGGTCGAGAAGGTCTGGGCTGCCGACGGCACCCCGCTTGTCGGTGAGACAGGGGACACGCTCACGCTTGACGAGACGACGGCCTTGCAGGACATCACCTGCACGGTCACCGCCTACGCGGGCGCGGTCTCAGTGGCGAGCAGCGACGCCCCGGCCTTGTGACATGTCTCTTCCGGCGAACAACCTGGCTTGGCCGCCCGCACAGCTGGCGGGCGTGAGCGAGAGACTGTCGGAGTGGTCGAGCTGGTATGACGGCAGCCCGGAAGCGCTCCGCAACACCTACACCCGGCAGACGCTGGCCCGGTTCGACCGGCCCAGCCAGCGCCGGGGCGGGGTCGTCGGGGCGGTGGCCCGGTTCTGGTGGGGGCGCCCGCTCGACCAGACCGGCACGGAGCAGCGCGTGGATCAGCTCCACGTCCCCATCGCTGCGGACATCTGCCAGGCGAGCGCGGACCTGCTGTATGCCGAGCGGCCGACCATCACGGTGAAGGACGCGACCACGCAGAAGCGGCTCGATGTGCTGCTCGACGACGGCCTGATGTCGGTCCTCAGTGGCGGGGCAGAGGTCGGGGCCGCGCTCGGCGGTCGCTACCACCGCGTGACGTGGGATCGGTCCGTCGAGAGGGATCGCCCGTTCATCACTACCGTCGACGCAGACGCTGCCTGGCCCGAGTTCCGCTGGGGTCGGCTCGTCGCGGTGACGTTCTGGCACGTGCTCGTCAACGACGGAGTCACGGTCACACGGCACCTGGAGAAGCACGAGCTGGACGCCTCTGGCAACGGCATCGTGCTGCACGGGCTGTACGTGGGCACGCCCACCAACCTGGGCCGGCAGATGTCCCTCGAGGACCATGAGGTGACGGCTCCTCTGGCCAAGGAAGTCGACGCTGACGGCGCGGTCCGTGAGGGCCGCACGCCGGGCCTGCTCGTGGAGTACATCCCCAACCAGATCCCGCAGAGGCGTTGGCGCTCGCACCCCGTGGGCCGCAACCTCGGCCGGAGCGACCTGGACGGCGTCGAGGGCTTCATGGACTCCCTGGACGAGGCGTACAGCTCGTGGATGCGCGACGTCCGCCTGTCCAAGAGCCGCATCCTCATCCCGGAGTACATGCTCCAGAGCAACAAGCCCGGTGAGGGCGCCAGGTTCGACCTCGACCGCGAGGTGTTCGTCCCCATCAGGTCGGCAGCGCCCGAGGACGCGGACGCGACGATCACCCTGAACCAGTTCACCATCCGGGTCGAGGAGCACCTGAGGACGTGCCAGGAGTGGACCGAGGTCATCCTCCGGTCGGCTGGATACTCTGCCCAGACGTTCGGTGAGGGCACCGACGGCACGGCCATGACGGCCACGGAGGTCCTGTCGAAGGAGCGCCGGTCCTACCTGACCCGGGGTCGCAAGCTCCGTCTCGAGCGCCCAGCCGTCGCCCGGCTGCTCGAGAAGACGCTGATGATCGACCAGGCCGTGTTCCAGACCACCGGGGTCACGCCCGAGCTACCTGACGTGGACTACGGAGACGCGGTGCAGGACAGCCCGCTGACGCTGGCTCAGACGGTGCTGGCGCTCGACCAGGCGCGCGCCGCGAGCGCGGAGGTCAAGGTCCGCATCATCCACCCCGACTGGGACGATACCACCGTCAAGCTGGAGGCCGAAGCCATCAAGGCAGAGGCGGGCACGAGCGCACCGGCGATGTTCTGATGGCAGAGGTCGCAGTAGACCTCGGCGTGACGGTCCCGGAGGACGACCTGATCCTCGCCGCGCTCACGCTTCGTCGTCAGCCGGACGGTCAGCTGGCTCTCCAGATGCACCCCATCGACACCTTCCCGATCAGGGCGACGTCGGAGCTGCTGCGGTGGCTGGCGTGCCGCCTGGAGATCGAGGCACTGGAGGTGGCTGATGGCCCGGGTGGTGGCTAGCGGTCAGGACACGCTGGACGAGCTGGCTGCCAACATCGTCCGCCTGTTCACCGACGCAGAGCAGCGCCTCAACGCCGCGCTCGCGGCCCAGGTGCGCGCCGGGCTGAACGCCTCGGAGCAGGACGTCGTCCGAGCGCTTCGGCTGGCGGACCTGCGGGACCTCGCACAGCAGGTCTCTGAGCGCGTGAGCAGCCGCGTGCCCGAGGAGGCAGAGGCCGCGATGAAGGCCGCTCGGGAGAGTGGCCAGCTCGCGGTCGCACAGGAGCTGATGGTGGCTCGAGCTGGTGGCGCAGCGACCCTGGCAGCCCAGGTCCAGAGCGGGATCGTCAGCGTGTCGACGGACATGGCACTACGAGGAGTGCTGGGGAGCGCGCCCGCTGCTGTGGCCCTGACGGCGGAGCTGACGAGCGGCCTTCAGGACGTCACCCGGCGCATCCTCCGGTGGCCTGACGACGTGTACCGGCGCGCGGTCGCGCAGTCCGCGACGGACTTGTTGCTGGGCCTGGGCAAGGCCACACAGCGGTCTGCGCAGGTGGCCGCGTGGCAGCGCATCGTCAGCGAGGGCGTCAAGGGCTTCACGGACACGGCTGGGCGCCGGTGGAACCTCGCGAGCTACGCCGAGATGGCCACCCGCACGAGCGTGCGCCGGGCGTGGGACATCCAGCACGAGACGACGATGAAGACGAGCAACATCAGCCTGTGCACCATCGTGGTCGGCAGCGGCGCGTGCAAGGCGTGCGCAGACCAGGCCGGCAAGATCTTCCGCCTGGACGCCGGGCCCACCGGACGCATCAAGGCGCCCAGCTCGGTGGACCCGACGAAGACCGTCACGGTCAACGTCCAGGGCACGCTCGACGACGCGCGTTCGCACGGCTGGCGCCACCCCAACTGCCGTTGCCGGCCAGTCGCCTACCTGCCAGGCCTCTCCTTGGTGGAGGACGTGACGACCTACGACCCCCAGGCAGAGGCGGACCGGGCCAGGCTCCGAGGACTGGAGAGGGACGTACGGCAGGCGAAGGCGCAGGCCGCCAGTGCGGTCAGCCCGGAGCAGCGCAACGCCGAGCAGGCGCGCGTGAGGGCGCTCCAGGGTCAGATCCGGGACCACACGAAGGCAACGGGGCTCGCCCGTCAGCCCAACAGGGAGCAGCTCGACCTGGGCAACCGGCCTCAGCGCTGAGAGCGGAGACGCTCCAGCTCGGCGCGCTCGGACTCCGTGCAGGGGCGCGGGAGAAGCGCGTGGGCGACGCGGATCACCAGCAGCACGAACAGCACGACCGCTGCCAGCAGGACCCACATGCCGATGACGTAGACGTCGCCAGTTGCGATCGGAAGCACGACGGTGACGAGCAGCACGACGGCTGCGATGGCGACCTTCGAACGGAGAGTCATGCGTTCAGGGTACCCTTCGGCACATCGGGCCCGGTGCCCGGTTACAGATCTCCAGGGACCCAGGAGGCCCAGCATGTCGAAGCTCTTCAAGTCCGGCGCCAACCTCATCGATCCGTCCGACGTCGACGGATCGGTCCAGCGCCTGCTCGAGTTCCACCGCAGCACCTTCGGGAGCGCGGTCATGGAGGACGCAGCCGCGACGGCTGCTGCCGCTGCCGCTGCCGGGGCCACCGACGACGCAGCCGCGACGGCTGCTGCCGCTGCCGCTGCCGGGGCCACCGACGACGCAGCCGCGACGGCCGCGACGGCTGCGGCCGCTGCGACGACCGGCAAGACAGGAGAGCTGCCGGATGACCCGGTAGCACTCAAGCAGGTCATCGCGGATCTCCGTCGCGAGAACGCCTCGACCCGCACCACCGCGAAGACCAAGGCAGCCGAGGACGCGGTCAACGACCTCACCCAGAAGCTTGGGCGGGCGCTCGGGCTCGTGAAGGACGACGAGAAGCAGACCCCCGAGCAGCTCACCAAGGCGCTCACCGAGACGCAGACGACCGCCCGTCAGGCGCAGATCGAGCTGGCTGTCTTCAAGGCAGCCGGCAAGCACGGGGGCGACCCGAGCGCCCTGACCGACAGCAGCAGCTTCCTGGCGAAGCTGGCAGGACTGGACCCGGCTGCGGCCGACTTCCAGAGCAAGGTCGACGAGGCCATCAAGAAGGCCGTCGCCGAGAACCCGAGACTCAAGGCGGTCCTGGCGACCGGCGCGAGCGCAGTGGACCACGCCGGTGGACCCGGCGAGAAGCTGAAGCAGCCCAGCAGCCTCCAGGCCGCTGCCGCTGCCGCGTACGCTCCCAAGTGACCCTCTGATCCAAGGAGAACAGCATGACCGTCACCCTGGCCGAGACCAAGGCCAACGCACAGACCGACATGGACCTCGCCGTCATCGACGAGTTCCGCAAGGAGTCGGCCATCCTCGACGCGATGGTGTTCGACGACGCCGTCAACCCGTCCGGTGGTGGCGGCACGCTGGTGTACGGCTACCGGCGCCTCGCCACGCAGGCCGGTGCGGCGTTCCGCGCCATCGGCGACGAGTACACGCCGGGCGAGGTCACCACGACCCCGGTCACCGTCGAGCTCAAGCCGCTCGGTGGCAGCTTCAGCGTGGACCGCGTGACGGCCCGCGTCGGTGCCGCTGCCAGCAACGCGGTGGCCCTCAACCTGGCCCAGAAGATCAAGGCCACCCGGACCAAGTTCCAGGACGAGGTCATCAACGGTGACACCGCCGTCGACGCCAACGGCTTCGACGGTCTCGACAAGGCGCTCACCAGCTCCTCGACCGAGGTCTCCGCCGGTGCGGTCATCAACTGGACCGACTTCGACACGGACACCCGCGCGGCCATCAAGGCACTCGACCTGCTCGACGAGTTCCTCGGGTACCTCGACGGGACGCCCACGATGCTGATGGGCAACAAGAAGATGCTCGCCCGGGTGCGCGCCATCGCCCGGCGATCGGGTCTCTACACCAAGGACCCGATCGAGGGTCTGCTCGGGCCGAACGGGCGCCCGATCACCCGCGAGTCCTACGGGGGCGTCCTCTTCGCCGACCCCGGCGAGAAGGCCGGCAGCACCAACCTCATCATCCCCACCGAGACCCGCACGGTCGCCACGGTCAGCACCACCGGCCTCACCGACCTGTACGCGGTGCGGATCGCCATGGACGGGTTCCACGGCGTCTCGATGGTCGGAGGGCAGCTCGTCCAGACCTGGCTCCCCGACTTCACCACCCAGGGTGCGGTCAAGAAGGGCGAGGTCGAGATGGGCCCGGTGGCCGTCGCGCTCCGTGCGACCAAGGCTGCCGCCGTCCTGCGGAACGTCAAGGTCCAGTAGGGCCAACTCCCACCCATCCAGAACCAGCCCCAGGAGGGCAGCATGGCCCCGAAGATCGAGAGCCCCGTGAAGGGCTTCAACGGCCAGGTCGTTGGCGTCACGTTCACCGACGGCATCGCCAAGACGGACAACGAGGGAGCCCTGGGCTACTTCGCCCGCCACGGCTACACCGTCGGTGAGACCGAGAAGCAGGAGGTCAAGATCCCCGAGGGCAAGCCCACGGACGTCTGGACCAACGCGCAGATCACCGCGTGGGCTGCGGCTCACGAGGTCGACCTCGGCGACGCCAGCAAGAAGGCGGACATGCTCGCCGCCATCGAGGCAGCGCAGCTCGTCTGATCCGCACTCGTCGCCCGGCCGGGCGGCTCAACACCCCCGGCCGGGCGGCGCACCACGAGAGGCAAGGCGATGATCCCGAGCTACGCGCTCCCAGCAGACCTGAATGCGGCCCCGTGGAACCTGACGCTGGTCGAGGCGAACGCAGTCACCCTCATCGCGCACGCCTGCCGGTTGGTCCGACGGGCTACCCGCACGGCAATCTACACCGCCGACCCCACCACCGGACTACCCACCGAGACCTCCGAGAAGCACGCTCTCCGTGACGCGGCGTGCGCGCAGGTGGCTTCGTGGGTGAAGCTCAGCATCGACCCGGCAGCGGGAGCCGCAGACCCGGGCAAGACCATCGCCCAGAAGAGCCTGGGGTCCGCCAGCATCCAGTACGTCGCCTACGCCTCGACAGTGGAGGCGCGAGCGCGCGCGGCGCTCTCGCTCACGCAGGACGCGCTCATGATCCTCGAGGACGCCGGTCTGGTGGGCGGTCAGCCGCTGGTGTACGGATGAGCGAGTTCGAGGAGTTCATGGTCCACTCCGTCACGGTCAGCACCAAGACCGGCAGCTCGGGCATGGGTGCGCTGTACGCGGCGCCCGAGCTGGTGCAGCACGTCTTCGTCGACGAGAAGCGGCGCCTGGTCCGAGACAAGGACGGCGCTCAGGTCGTCTGCGAGGCGACCCTCTTCGACGAGGACATGACCAGGCTCAGCAAGTACGCTCCTGACTCCAAGGTGGTGCTCCCCTCGGGTCGCCCGTCCACTGTCATCGGAGTGGCGCAGCCCGAGCTGGACGGTGTCCTGGCGTACATCGAGGTGACGCTGACGTGACCAACCTTTCCGCTCAGCAGCTCGTCTTCCGCCTGCGCTACGGCGCCTCCTTGGGGCTCAACCTCGCGGCCCACCGGGTGCAGGCTCTTACGATCCCCGAGACACCGCTGGAGTACGGCGACCTGCGGGACTCCCTGGTGGTGTCGGAGTCGACCCCCGAGAGCCTCGAGTCGTCGGTGTCCTCCGACCTTCCCTACGCCGTGGCCCAGCACGAGAGGCTCGACTACCGGCACAAGGTGGGCGGCGCCAAGTTCCTCGAGAACAACACCCTGGCGGCCCAGTCAGAGGTTGAGCAGATCATGGCCACGACCGTCAAGCGCGTGATGGAGGGTTGATGGACGACCAGCAGCTCACCACCGTCATCGCCGAGCAGCTCGCGGCCCGGACGAGCTGGACGTGGAACCCCACAGGCCCGGCCTACACCAGTGGTCAGGTCGGCGTCTACTATGGAGCTCTCGAGGCAGACCCGGACATGGGCGTCGGCATCACGGTGTACCACGCAGCCGACGAGCTCGAGACCGGCCTCGGCACCCGCCGAGCGCAGCTGCACTTCCGTGGCGCCCGTGGCGTTCGCGGCGACGCCGACCGGCTGGCTGGCGTAGCGTTCGATGTGCTTCAAGGTCTGGCCCGGGTGGCTGGGCTATCCTTGGTGTCCAGGGTCCTGGTGGCCCAGCTGGGCACCGACGACTCGGCGCGCCAGGAGCGGGCAGACTCATACCAGATCATCCTCGACAACCCGGAGGCAACACCATGACCCCCACCGCACCGGCGCTTCCTGCGGGGAGCGCGCTCGGGCACAGCTACGAATACGGCATCGACATCAACCTGGGCACGCACGACGTCCCGGTGTGGCAGCCTGCTCGACGCATCAGCAACTTCAACCCGGCCACGACCCCGAAGAAGCAGCCTGCCCAGACCTACGACGACTTCGGCGCCGACAACGCCGAGACCGTCAGCAGCAACACCAACCTGGCGTTCGCGGCCCAGGCGAACCGGAGCACGTCGACCGGGCTCTACCTGCCGGAGATCGAGGCGCTGCTGGCCCGCACCCGCCCGAGCGCGAAGGGCGCTGCCGCCGTCATCGAGGCGCGGTGGTACCACAAGCCCGAGAGCGGGACCCCCAACCCGACCGAGGCCGGTCAGGGGTACTTCGACGTCGGCGTGGCACGCGCCAACACCGGGTCCGACGGTGCGGTGGAGGTCTTCAACTTCACCCTCACCGGCAAGGGCCAGGCGTGGGAGATCGCCAATCCGTTCACCGGCTGGGCCGCAGCGGTCCCGACGATCGCTTCCGCCTCGCCTGTGACCCCAGCAGCTGGGACGGGCGACCTGCTCACGCTCTCGGGCACGGGCTTCTCCGGCACCACCGCCGTCACGATCGGTGCGATCGCGGCGGACTTCACGGTGGTCGGCGACGCCACGCTGGTGCTGGCTCTCCCGGCCGACACGGCGGGCGCCGAGGACATCCTCGTCACCAACGCCACTGGCGTCAGCGCAGCCTTCAGCTACACCCGGGCGGCGTGACCGATGGGCACGGTCGACTTCAGTGACTGGGCCGTGCCAGATCTGGAGCTGGCGCTCGGCGGGAAGAAGTACGTCATCTCCCCGCCGAGCGTCAAGCAGGTCCAGCACATCCTCGCTCTCACGGTGCGTGCTGAGATCAACCTGGGCTTGGCCACCGGGCCACTCCCCCAGGATCTCCAGGACGTCCTGGTCTCGCTCGGCGACACGAAGCTCGGCGTCGTCACGATGGGGCAGGCTGTCTACGACCAGCTGGTCGAGGACGGCTACCCTCCGATCACCATCGACCGGATGGCGTACTATGCGCTGTTCTTCTGGTCACGGGGCAAGGGTCGGGCTGACGCTCTCGCCACCGTCCTGTGGGCTCCTCGTGACACTGAGGAGCCTGATGCACCGGGGGAAGCCGTCGGCCGGTAACGGTTGAGGAGTGGGCGCCCTACGGCATCGGGTCTCCCGACGCTGATGGCTGGTTCTCGGACTACCGGGTGCCTCCCTCTCTGAAGCCCGCACCGGCCACGATGCAGGGTCGCGACATCTGGTGGACAGACATCGTCCAGCACTGGGATCTGGTGCTGGCTGACCTGCTCCAGCTGTACCACATCGACCTGTACGACCCGGCAGTCCTTGCTCGTCCATGGCCGGGTGTCCGCGCCCGTATACTGGGCCTGCTTCACGAACCGTCCCGCCTGAGAGACGCGCTGACCCGAGGAGGCACGGCATGAGCCTGAAGGCCGCCGAGCTAGAGAGCCTCTTCACCGCCGACATCTCGCACTTCGAGAAGGGCGCGACGCAGGTCGAGACCACTCAGAAGAAGCTCGACGGGACAGTCGCCGAGGTCAAGGTTGAGGCCGATGTCAACTCGGCGCTCGCCTCCATGGACCGGGTGGAGTCGGCAGCTCGGTCGATCCCGGACGGCGAGATGGAGGTTGAGGCCGATGTCAACTCGGCGCTCGCCTCCATGGACCGGGTGGAGTCGGCAGCTCGGTCGATCCCGGACGGCGAGATGGAGGTCACCGCCGACATCTCCCAGGCAGAGGGCGCGCTCGGTGACCTGGGCTCCCAGGCGCGCGAGGGCGGGAGCGAGGCAGGCGAGGAGGCTGGTGACAACCTGGCCGGTGGAATCATCGCCGCCATCGCGACCATCCCGGTAGCAGGCGCCATCGTCGGCATCGGCGTGGCGATCGGCGCGGCGCTGCTCAGCGGTCTCCAGAACGAGGTCCGCGAGGACCGGCTGATGGCCACCACCGGGCTGGACCCCACCACGGTCGGACGTCTCGCACGGGCAGCGGGGGAGGCCTACGCCAGCAACTTCGGTGAGTCCATCGCCGGCAACATGGAGATCGCTCAGCAGGCCGTGCAGTCTGGACTCCTGGACCCTGAATCCACCCGGCGTGACGCACAGTCCGTGATCCAGTCTCTGGCCGGTGTGGCAGACATCCTCGGCGAGGACGTGTCTCGGGTGGCCCGCAGCACCACGCAGCTTCTCCGTACCGGCCTCGCGGCCACCGCTCAGGACGCCTTCGACATCATCGTCAAGGGGCAGCAGGCCGGGCTGAACGTCAGCGAGGACTGGCTCGACACGCTGGACGAGTACAGCACCATGTTCCGCTCGCTCGGGCTGACCGGTCCTCAGGCAATGGGACTGATGTCGCAGGCAGTACGCGCCGGTGCGCGGGACACCGACACCGCGGCTGACGCGCTGAAGGAGTTCCAGATCCGGGCGACGGATGCCAGCACCACAAGCGCTGAGGGCTTCCGACTGCTGGGGCTGGATGCCGTTGCGATGACGGCTCAGATCGCTGCCGGCGGAGAGGGTGCCAGCGCGGGGCTCGGTCTGGTGCTCGACCGGCTGCGCGAGATCGAGGACCCGGTCGCCCGCAACACCGCAGCTGTAGCTCTGTTCGGCACCAAGGCGGAGGACCTCGCTGGTGCGTTCAACGGCATGGACCTGAGCACCGCGGTAGAGCAGCTAGGCGCGGTAGAGGGTGCAGCCCAGTCTGCCCTGGACACCATGGGGGACAACGCAGCAGGAGACATCGAGTCTGCCAAGCGCAACATCGAGGTGGCAGCTGACGGCATCAAGGGCGCCCTCGCAGCCGCCTTCAACCCGCAGATCGAGGACTTCGCTACCTGGATCAGCAGCAACCGCGAGCAGGTGATGCGCTTCCTGCTCGACATGGCCAACGGTGGCCTGGACGCGGGTCGCATGTTCGTGGAGTTCACGGCCACGAGCACAGAGGCCATCGGGGGCTTCATCGGAGGGCCGCTCGCGGACCTCGCTGACGCCATCGCAGGCATCCTCGACGGGATGTCCTTCGCGGGGCTCGGCATCCCTGGAGCGCAGGGCGCGGCTGGGGACCTGCGTGGGTTCGCGGACGGCATGCGGGAAGTCCGCGACACCACCCACGAGGTGGCAGACGACATCCGCACCAACCTCATCGAGAACGGGCTCGACCCGGCGCAGCAGCGGCTCAACGACCTGGCCATCCCTCTGATCGCAGAGGCAGCGCTGCACGACAGCGCGATGAGGCTGGCTGGGGACATCGACGGAGTGGGGTACGCGGCTGACGGGGCCAAGCTCGGGCTAGAGGGACTGGATGTCGCCAACCTCACCACGTCGGAGTCCGGCACGATGCTGGCGGACCAGCTCGCGGCGGTGCGGGACGGCCTCCTCGAGCAGATCGAGAAGGGCCAGGAGGCGGGGCTGACGCAGGCAGAGCTGACGACCCAGTACGGCGAGAGCCGACTGGCGCTGCTCGACCAGCTCACCGCCATGGGGCTCACGCAGGAGCAGGCGGAGGCGTTGATCGCCACCTACGACATCGTCCCTGATCGCATCGACACGGTGGTGACGGCCGACACCTCCACCGCTACTGCGGAGATCGACCGGTGGGTCGTGACGCAGACCGACCGGCGCGTCCCGATCACGTTCTACTCGAACGGTCCCGGCCTCACGCCGTACGTCACGGGCTACGCGCTCGGTGACATCGTGCCCGCGATGGCGACCGGGGACATCATGGAGCCGCTGCCTCCCGGCGCTCAGATGGTCTCCCCTGGGCGCCTGCGCGCGGTGACGGGGGACCGGCTCGACGTTGACGAGCTGTACGCTCCGCTGGATGGGAGCGCTCGTTCCTGGTCGCTGCTCATGGAGGGCTTCCGCAGGATGCCGGGCGTGGCGCCGATGGCTGACGGGGCGATCGTAGGCACCCCGAGCTCGGGTTCGTCTCTGGTCGGCCTGGTCCTGGAGGGCACGCTGGACCTTGGTGGCGGGTTGACCGGTAAGATCAGCGCCATGGTGAAGGACGTGCTCGACGACGTTGGGTCCAGCATGGCGTACCGAGGGAGGGCTTGATGCCGGTCAGCGCTGACGGGATCCTGGAGGCTGTGTTCGACCCCGTATGGGCTGCGGTGCGTCTGATCGTTGACGAGGGTATGTGGCCCAGCGCAGTGGACACGATCACGATGTTTCGATCCGTGTCTGGGGAAGCCGAGGTTGCGGTACGGGGCCTCGAATCCCGCTCGGTGGTCGGTGGGACCTACGTCGGCTCTGACCACGAGATGAGCCTGGAGACCACCGTCTCCTACCGGGTCATCGGCTACCTCGCAGGCGTGCTGGTGGACGAGGCTTCGGTGTCCGTGTCGACGACTGGCTCCGAGCCCGGGTTGTGGATCAAGGTTGCCGGCAAGCCGGACCTCACCATCCGCTGCTCGGTGAGAGTGTTGTCCGAGGCGAGCTCTCCAACGATCGGAGGCACGTACCAGATCGCCGGTGGTGGAGGAGCCGTGTCCCAGTCCGTGTCGGAGTGGTCCGGTATCGGTGCAGAGCGGCTTCAGGTCGGGCTGTCGTTGCCAGTTGCAGACGTTGCTCGGTTCCGAGCCACCATGAGCACCCGTGAGCTGCTGCTCCAGCCTGTGGGCACGACAGACATTGACGCTGGCTGGTACTTCGTTTGGGACGTGGGTCGCTCCAATCCTGCACAGGTGGAGAGCTTCACCAAGCGGTGGTTCCGGCTCGAGGTTGAACGGACTGGCGTCCCGGCTGGGGCAGGCTCAGGCATCGCCGGTAACAGCTGGGCTGTGCTGATGGAAGAGAACGCCACCTGGGCAGACGTCCTGGTCTCGTACGCATCGTGGTTCGACGTCCTCAAGGGAGGAGGGTCGTAATGCTCGCCGTGTCGGCAGGTTTCCTCGCGGCGCTCGCCTCCCCCCAACGTGTGACATGCCGTGCTGACGCGCACAAGGCGGGCGCTAACCTCTTCCCGGGGTTGCCTGTCCTTGGCGGGACTATTGACGTGAACGCATCGTCGATCACCCGTCGACGGCTGAACCTGGAGCTCGCTCCGCGCATGCCCACAGGCCGGTACACAGATGTCCCAGCCATGCCTCAGGACCCTGGAGACCCGCTCGGGAACTACGGCCAAGAGATCTCAGTGCAGTGGGGTCTGACGTACCCTGACGACACGACGGAGTGGGTGCCAGCCGGTGTCTTCCGCATCGACAAGGTGCAAGGGTCCATCCTCAGCGATGGCCCCGTGAAGATCAAGGGCGTGTCTCGGGAGGCGTTCGTGTCGGACGCTCGATTTACCAGCCCTCGTACGGCGTCGTCTCCATCTGCCGTATCGTTGATCGCCACCCTGATCAACGAGGTGTTGCCACAGGTAGAAGTCATCGTTTCTGCCACCCTCGATCGACGGGTTCCGACGACGACCTGGGACCGAGACCGGTGGGGCGCTATCACTGATCTAGCTCAGTCGATCGCAGCTGTGGTGTACGCCGACCCGTATGGCAGGTTCGTGGTCGAAGACGCCCCGACAGCAGATACCCCGTCCACTTGGCGGGTGGCGGCTGGTCCGGGCGGGGTGTTGGTGTCAGCCGCGTCGGCTTCGTCTCGAGACGACGTGTGGAACGGCCTGGTGGTGAGGGGAGAGTCTCCGTCTAGTGACTCACCACCGGTGGTCGGGTCTTGGTATGACCTCGATCCGACGTCTCCGACCAGGTGGGGGGACCCTCACGACGGAGCGTGGGGGATGAAGCCTCGGTTCATGTACCTCCCGACGGTCACGACGAAAGACCAGGCTACAGCCGTCGCCCGAGCGTCTGGTGCGCGGTACGTGGGAGCAGCTTCGTCTGTTGATCTCAAGGCCGTGCCTAACGCAGCGCTGGAGGCTCTAGACGTCATCGACATCGTGACGGATCCGACAGTACCAGCTGGAGGCTCTGTGCGACGGCACGTCGTCGACTCGTTCCAGCTCCCGCTCACCCCAGGAGCACCCTTCCCAGTCTCCTCTCGCGACCTGAAGGCGGTGCTCTGACGTGTCTGACCGGTTTCTGGATCCGCTCTTTCGCCAGCTCGGTGAAGCCTCAGAAGGCACGCTCGCTCGCCTAGGCACAGTCACCGAGATCGACGCCACGAACGCGTCACTGACGGTGGACTGCGCCGGAGACGTCATCCCCGGGATGCGATGGTACTCTCACTACACCCCGGTCGTGGGAGACCTCGTCGATGTCTTGTGTGTTGGCGGGTCCTCGTGGCGGGTGTTGGGGAAGCTGTCGAAGCAGCTCGGCTCGACTGTCGCGTATGGGTCTGTTGAACTCAACCCGGCAGCAGCCTGGGCTGGCGTCTTTGCGGAGGACGTGTGGTCGTGGCAGACAGCACCCACTGCTGGGATCCTCGGGGGTCCTCCAGGTCAGGGTAAGCGCACCCCGTATGGGGTCGCGGAGGTCAACAACGGGATCTGGCGGTTGCCGAGCCTGACCCCCGCGCTGCCAGCTGGGTCGACGGTCACGTCGGCGAAACTCCGGCTGACCAGGTGGACCCCCAACGCAGAGCAGGAGGTCCTCTCTCCGGAGCAGACCCTTGTCACTCCCCGGTTGTACGCACACGCCTACAGCGCTCCTCCAGGAGGCTCTGGAGCTCCCTCTTGGGGGTCTTCTGTGTGGTCCCCAGGAGCCCTGTCCAGAGGAGCTTCAGGGGTGTGGGACCTTCCCTCCTCCTGGCTGACCGCGATGCTGGCTGGAACCGCGCTCGGGGTAGGAGTGGCGTCCTTGACGCTGGCCGACTGGACACGCTGGGCTTCTGTGCGCTTGGACGTCTCCTACTCGGTGCCCTCATGACACGGGGTAACCTTCGTCCCATGGCCGCTGACCGCTTGCCGA